ACCGTAAAGGCATACCGAATACTCCAGAGTTGCATCATATAGAAGCAATGGAGATGTTATGTGAGAAGATATTACAACCAATTCGTGACGAGTTTGGGCCATTTATGGTATCAAGTGGATACCGCAGTCCAGAGTTGTGCATTGCTATTGGCAGTAGTTTAGACAGCCAGCATGCCAAGGGCGAGGCGGCAGACTTTGAGGTTCCAGGCATAGACAACTATGACTTGGCTAAATGGATTGAGGACAACCTAGACTATGACCAGCTTATTCTTGAGTGCTACACTGGCGGTAATTCTGGCTGGATACATTGTAGCTACGTTGAGAGTGGTCGAGGCGAGTCGCTTACATACAACAAACACAATGGATACGTCCACGGGCTGAAGAAAGATGGCTAGGAAGCCTATATCAAAGAAGACACTGAAGTGTAATAAGCCTCGCCGTACTCCAGGCCACAAGACTAAATCGCATGTGGTCAAAGCCTGTTCCGGTGGCAAGGAAAAGATTATCCGCTTTGGTCAGCAAGGCGTATCTGGTGCCGGTAAGTCACCTAAGACCGCAGCGCAAAAGGCACGACGCAAATCTTTCAAAGCGCGTCATGCCAAGAATATTGCCAAGGGCAAAATGTCAGCCGCTTACTGGGCTAACAAGGTTAAGTGGTAGTTATATACTGAGTGATTGCCTCTGCCTTTTCTAGCATCTCTTTCAAATTGTCTGAGACTTTGCGCTTCTCCAAGTGCATAGCTGATGTATGGTCACGGGCTATTATGCTGCCTATAGTCGGGTAGCTAAAGTCTGTATGCTTTACGCATAGTAAAACAAACAACTGCCTTGCATCCACAAAGGATAATTTCCGGTTGTGTCTGCGTAAGTCTTTCAATGACAGCCCAGAAACAGTGAATACAATATTCTCAATGTTCTCTACATCTAACTCACAACAGTATCTTTTCCAGTGTTTTGGGTCTGCCGGATTATAACCTTTGTTATAACTCGTTCCAGTAGTCGGAAATTGTACGACTTGTCCCATGATAGCCCTCCTCGTTTTTCTTTTTGACTAGGCAGCTTTTCTCTATTGAATGGCAGTACATCTTCTTATTGCCACTAACCACCCAGCCGCCGTGTTGAATGAAGTGTTCTTTGCCGCAGAAATCGCAGCTAATCTTCCTGGTATCTGTCTTCTTCTTTGCCACAACGTTTTAACTCCACAACGCTACGATGCACCAGTTCCTGTGCCATGTTCAGCATTTGGGTATAGGTCATCTGCTTGAAGTATGACTCACCATGAAGGGTAAGTAGCAGCCCATTGGGATAGACTGCTACTAGGATTTGCGAATCAGAATGGGATGTTATCGTCATCTAACATAATCCGTGGCTTCTCCACGGTCTCTGCTATCTTCTTGAACCCACCCTGCCGGACGTTATCAGCGATATTGTCAGCGGCGTTGTAATCTCTGTCGATAGTACGTTCATTGATTACAATGTCCATTGACCCGTCTTCATTCTGGAACACTGAGATGCTGTGGCGTGTGTCCTTTGACAGCACCAAATCAACAGGTTCTTTGCCCTTGTACGGCTTCCAGTTTGAGTTGCCGTGTGTGGCTTTCTTGTCTGGGTCATTAGGAAATACACGAATTGTAGTCAGTTTATTTAAGGCCATTAACTTTCTCCGTTACTTAGTCTGTCCTCATGCTTCATAAACAGTTCCAGAATATGCTTGGCACGTTCTGGGCTGCGCTTCTTAATCTCTTGTATCTTGGGTTTCATCTCCTCAAACAGTCCATGAACTTTAGAAATGTGTCGTGCCTGTGTCAACTTGGACGACATATCCATGTAAAAGGCTTTGTCATACCTTTTGTTCTGTTCTTCATCATCATCATCGGAGGGTCGTTCAGCCGGAGGAGGAACGGCTTGGAGGGCATCACTCGACTCCGGCTGAGATGGTGTTGTATCATTTCTAGCAGCCTCGTCAAGATGTTTTTGCTTGCGAGGTACAGCATCCATCTCATTAGCTGATGCGTACTCACCGCCGGACAAACCAAGGCTTGCCAATGCCCGTCCGATAGCTGATGTTTCAGCATTTTCCAGCGCAGACGTGGTGTTCACATGCCCTTGGCCTCTGATTTCTTCAGCCATACCGGAACCAACTGTGATGCCATCCTTGTTTGTGACGATAGCCTTCACTACAACGCGGTGTCCATCGTCCACCAGTATTTCTGTGTCGATACCGTAGTCAGCCCCAACTGTGCGGCGAAATGCCTCAACACGATGCACAACTTGTAGGTACATCTTGCCGCCCTTTTGTTTGATAGCGTGGTCTTTGTGTAGTTCATTGACCAGCCCCATTGCCTCTTGAATTTTACTCATTTTCGTTTGCCTCTTTCTGGTAGTCTGTAATTGCTTGCATGAAAGACGCAAGCATCGTGTGCAGTTCATCAAGGCTTTTCTGCATATGTGCCATGTCTTTCTCTAAACGGTTCAGCCTCTCTTGCGTAAAGTCGATAGCCTGTGCGTGTTCCATTTCTACTTCAGTCATATTTCCCTCCTCTTTTAGTATTAGCCCGTGCGTCTATCTCTTGGCATTTTCTGCATTGCCTGTTGGACGTTAGCCTTTGCGCTATGTGTCCACGAATGCAAGGTATGCCAGTGAAATAAAACTTGGCGTTAATCTTCAATGCGTGTTCCAGTGATGTGTTACCAGCGTCTTTGAATGGTATCTCCAAAGCCTTTTTTATTTCTTCAATAGTTGGTACTTTCATTCTGCCCTCCAGGCTTGCTTGGCTATGTCTAATATTTCACGCCCGTGTCTCTGCGCAATTTCTGCGTAGTCAGGTGTGACCATGCCGAACAAGGTTTTCCAGTTACCACTAGCAGCTTTCATTAAGTTCTGAAGCACAAGCCAGCGCTGCACGACTGACTCATATGCTTCTTCTAAGACAGGCTTACTCAACATGTCACAGTTATCTGGTGTGCAGATGTTGTAGCCCTCGGCGGTGACAAACAGCAAAGCTGGTGTCAGGCCGGTACCTTTCCAGTAGACAGCTTGCTGCATGACTTGCTGCATCGTTGGTTCTGTTTTTGGCTTTGGTACGCGCCACGTTCTTGTGCCGTCTTTCTTTACTGGGTTAGCCACTGGCAGACTGCATTTAAGGTCAATCTGTCTGGTGTCGTCGGCATAATCCAAGAACATAATTGTCGGTATGTCGAGGCGGTCATCTTTAAATGTACGCTGGTACTCACCGACAAGTTCCACATTCTTGCCAAAATATTCTTCAATACCCTGCACAGCATAACGTATCATCTGAGGCACAACATCTTTGCAAGCCTCATAAACGTCAGCATCCTTACCGCCATCCCAATCCAGCGGCTTATATGTCATAAACTCTGTGGTTGCGTGTCTGATTGCCTCGTCTACTGATAAGCCCTCTTGTTGGCCTCTGACGGGTGAGTAATCGTGCAGACCAAAGTAATGGTCGCAGCCCTCTTGCACTATCTGTCCGGTACGAGGTCGGGCAGACATAGGGAAGTTCATCTTGTATTCCTTGCGGAGATACAGCTTCAAGACATTTTCATAGGTTGATTGCGTACCGCCGGATGCGCTGTTGTGATAACAGCCAAACTCCTTGCGGTAGTCTGGAATCTCATATTCCAATTAGCCCTCCATTTGACGCTTTGCGTTTTCAGATACTCTTACCTAGCACCCTGTTTACAATCTGTCAACAGTGTATTAGTATGCAGTTATGTACTTAGAAGATTACATTAAAGAACAAAGACTTAGCATGAGACGGTTTGCTAGTAAAGCTGGTTTATCTGTCTCTGCCGTGTCTCTCATTGTTCGCAATAAGCGGTTTCCAGCACCGGAAACTATGCGTAGGATATTCCTTGCAACAGATGGAAAGGTGAAGGCTGATGACTTCTTCAAACAATACCACGGACAATGATGAGTGGGTAGTCTGCCCTGAGTGTGGCGGCTGGGGTGAGTATGAGGTTGAGGTCGCTGTCATTGACCATATGAACGGCGGTTATCTGACTGAGGCAAAGGAAGAATGCGAAATGTGTGGCGGGGCTGGTGAGGTTCTCGCTGAAGACCTTGAGATGCAGATTGAGGTATTCTTAGAAGGTGGTGATGGCTATCACTAGGTTAGTTTGCCGTTATGCGCTGGCAGATGAACCAGTGCCGGATGGTTGGGAATGTAAGCCAATACAGGGATGGCACGGTGCTGAAGGCCGTGTGATATGGAGTAGGAAAGTGACAAATTCTAGGCAAAAAGGTGCATCCTTTGAACGTGAGATTGCCAACAAGATATATGATGCAACAGGGATTGAGGTGAAGCGAGACCTAGAACAGTACCGCGCCTCTGACCACGGGGATTTGATTGGCTTTCCAGGATGGACGATTGAATGCAAGCGGTATAACAGCCACGGGTCTATCTATTACAAGAAGGAATGGTGGCAACAGGTAGTCAATGCCTCGTTATCAACTGCCACCCAGCCCGTTCTCATTTACAAGTATGACAGGCAACCTATTTGCTGCGTGGTCTTTCTCTCCAGCATCAATGCTGACTATGCTGGCAAGGACGACACGGCGATTATCCCGTTTGAGACTTGGTGTATGCTGGCATCTGAATCATTGTGTGATTAGGGCCATAGAAATCCTCTGGCATTTTGTTGCCTTTGGCTAGGTTTTCCTCTGCTGTAATGATTTGTAGGTTCCACGGTACGTTTAGGCCGCAGATTGTTTTACCTTGTAAAGGGTAATAGTGGTCAACGTGGTGTTCGATGCCGGTGTTTTGCGATAGTCTATTCCGTAGCGCATAAATTTTCTGTATGTCTTTTATTACGACCCATTTCGGAGTGGCTTTTTTCATCTGCTTTTTACTGCGTGAACTATATGCAGCGTACATGTCTTTATTTTCCAAATAGTGCTTTCTCATATTAGCAAGCATTGTCTGTTTGTTTTCCTTGTAATACTTGCGGCATTTAGCCCTTTGTTTTTCAGCCCAAACGTAATCTTTGCGCCTTTCTTTGAAGTATTCCGACAGCTTTTTCTTATTTTGTTTGCGCCACTTTTCTAGGCGCTTTTTAGTTTCTGGCATTTCATTTCTTAATTGTAAGCAATCAGCACAAGAATTATTGCTTGTGTACCTACTGCACACATGACCACGCTTGCACGGTTTTCCCGTAAAGTAGTGCCTAAGACCTTTTTCTTTTGCCTCTTGTTTTGTGATTATCTGCATCGGAAACCCTCCATTTCAATGCTTTATCATTTTGTGGTTGACAGCTTTTTTCTGCTTTGTATAATCCGCATTAGCGGAGTTTTATAAAACTTGCTATGCTAAACTTGCTAAATAAAACCTGATTGTTGATATAAAAAATCTGGACGTTAAACTTGCTAAGCCTAGCAAGTTTTATATAACTTGCTAAGCATAGCACCCGTTTCTCTCCTATTTTTCTTCTATGATTGCATCATACAAATCAGCCACGCGATTTGCGTCTTTTTTAAACTCCTCCATTGCAGCATCAATCAATTCGGGTTCAGAAAACCCCAACGAATTCTCTGCTTGCTTGCGCGACACATTGAAAGCCTTTCCTACTGCCATACCGCTGCCGTTTCTCTCCCAAGCAATCAGGTCTACGTTGTAGGTTTTGCCTGAGTGGTGCTTTGTTATCCTTACTTCATACATTTTATTTCTCCTCCAATTCGATAGCTTCCAAAGCCATCTCTATAACCCGACTTATCGGGGTTTCTCCCATCTCATAAGCCTGAATACTACGACGAGACAATCCCAGCCTTTCAGCAAATGTTTGCTGCGTGTAACCAAGAAATTCGCGCCTCTGTTTAAACTCCGCTGGTGTCATCATCAATCCTCTAGCCCCATTGGCTGCTTTCTTAGCAATTCTTCTCGCATGCTATCGGTGATTGTGGCAACGCCGCAATCTAGCAAGTCCATGTCGTATTGATGGATAAGGTTACGCATTTGGGTTTGTGCTTTCTCTGCGGAGTCGAAGCACTCCCATTTCTGAACCTCGGTGGCCTGGCCTACCGCATTGCTGCGGTAAGCTATGGTTGCAAATACTAGATACATGGTTAAACCTCCTTTAATTCCCATTCATGGCAATGCCACATTGTTCTGCCTTCATCATCCTTTGGCGGTTCTATGCTTGCCGATTTTCTGATATTGTCTCGCGTCTTTCTCAACCGCTGCAAATCAGAAAACCAGAAATCGCCTTCGCATTCATCCATATTTGATAGCATGGCATTGATTGCGTTGTGTATGTCCAGCAATTCATTCCTAGCTTTGTCTACTAGAAACCGCATTGCTTCGTTTGTCGCCTCCAGTTCATGTTCAAGTGCATCAATTACTTGGTTCAATTCTTCCATTTGTTTTTTAGTAGCCATTGTTTAACCCTCCAATTCGATAGCAGATACTGTTTCTGCTGTTGATATGATGCCGCCGGTCAATGCTGCCCATTCGCCTTCGGCCTTGCTTTGTGCAGACTCGGTGCAATCTGCCTCTACAATTACAGTTCTTTCCACTGTACCGATTACGATTACTTGATATTGTGCCATTGTTTAACCCTCCAAATTAAAGTGGTGTTTCTCTAGTGATATGGTCATTACATAACCCCTTGCATCCTTTAGCCCTACCTCATAGATAAATTCGCCGTTTCTCTGCAAATCATCGTCAAGGCTTGCGCTGCGGTTTATTTCCGATGCTATACCGCTTGCCCATAGGTCAAAAACCTGCGGGTTATAATCTTGATTGTTATCAATCCAATCCTGAATGTGATAAACGCCCTCTTTGTTTACTGTTGCCATGGTTTAGCCCTCCTTACCCTGCATTAATGCGTTATGACGCAACACCATTGCCGCAAAACACGCACCGGCACTGTCGCCTGATGCTATGAATTTGCCGTTTATCAAAAGCGAATATCCATAGTTGTCTTTAACTATTTCGTATCCGTGTGGCATTTTAATTGTTTTAGCCATTTTATACCCTCCTATGATTAATGGCGATTTAAAGGCCGCTGACAGGCTTTCGCCCGTCAATGGTAGTCTGTTAGGGTTTTGCCCATTAGCGGGCTAGGTAAGCCGCTAGGGCGTACCATGTATAGCTTTTGCTGTTCTCTATGCCGAATAGCCAAAGCCAATCTATAAAGCCCATAAGCAAGGCAATCGTTCCGATTACGCACAAGGCATCAAATGCTTTTTGAGTCATTGGTTACACCTCGCCGCGCAGGTCAAAGATTGCAATTAGCTGATGCCATGGCCTAAACTCGCCTATTGAACGGCGCAAAATGTATGCTTCAGCCATCCACATTTTATAGCGTTTACTGCTTTCGGTTTCGTAAAACTCGGCCTGTTTTTCGGCAAAGATTATGCTTTTGATTGTGTCGCGTAACATTATAAAACCCTCCAGTTTTGCGGATGCATTACATAGCGGTCGAAAAATGCCTTTTCCAGCCTTTTGTATTTGCTAGGTTTGCCGCCGATATATTGGTCAAGCCAGCGGCGTCCGTTCTTGTCCGTTCTGGCATAACGTGCAGCCAGCCAAGCATTGATAGTTAGATATTTATCGGCGTTTATGTTGTGTGTTTTACGCATGACTGCCCCCTAGTTTAGATTTACCAGCTGGATTTCTCCGGCCTTGATTGCTTTTAATGTCTCGGCTTTATTCATGCCTAAGAATTGGTTGCGATATTTGCCGGTAGTTGTTGAATAATCCCAATAGTAGGAATCCAGATAAGTTTTGCCAGTCTTATAACATTTCTTAGCTATTGCGCTTTTGTATGACTGGAAAACTTCGCTATCATCGGTTTCGATGATGAACTGGTTTTTAACTGGATTGCCGCTTGACCGGCTGACGATGTTGCGAACTTTTAGCATTGTTTAACCCTCCAAGGTTGCTTCAATAAGTGGTGCGAAAAATGTAAACAGGCCGATAACAGCCAATGCCAGCGGAAAGAACAAGCCTGATTGAAAGCCTGTAATGGCATCCATGACCGATGCCAGCATCATTACAAGGCCGATAATCATAAGCAGAATGTTATTGAACATTGTTAAACCTCCATACCATCTTGTTTCAATGCAGCAAGCAATTTGTTTGTGGTTTTCTTTGACATTGAACGATTGAACAAGGCGCGCATATAACCCTTGTAGGCATCAACATTGCCAGCGGCTAAATGCTTGCGTGCTGTTTGAATGTGTCTGTCTATTGTCATTTTGTAACCCTCCAAGGTTCGTTGTGTTAATTGCTAGATAGCGCAGTAACTGCGCCATGTCAACAGCAAAATATAAAAAAAGTTTACACATGGCAAAAAAGTTTGTTTATATATATAAGTGTGGCAAGCGTTGAATTTGTTTGAGATTTGTTTTTGGGAAGGTTGGTTTTGTATTTCAAAACACGCACAACGCACGAAAGATATCGCGCTGCAATGCATGGCGGCAAGGCTAACAGATGAATAAAACAACGTCAACAATGCTGCCATATATAGGACAGCAGCACTGACATACATAGGACAGCAATGCTTACCTTGTTGCAGTCAGGACACAGTGTGACATTTGTGCCACAGTCAAAGGCATGGGGGGGCATGTTTTCGAGGCGGTACACCCGACAGCGACCGGCCAGCTTTATATATGTTAAATAGACATATTCAACACACACCCAGAGGTAACGATGACCAAACTAACAAAGCAGAGAACCGACATAATCATATCCAGCTTGGCAGACGGGCATAGCATTGTGGACGTGTGCGAGGCCACAGGCGTGTCTAGGACGGCCTTCTACCAGCGTTGCAAGCGGGATGAGGCATTTGCTGCGGCGGTGAAGGAGGCACAGCAGCAGAGTGCTGAGAAGGCGCTAGAGGAACTGGATACGTTGTATGGCGATGCCCTTCACGGCAGAAAGGATTATAACCCTCATGTGTTGCGGGATTATGCCCATCATGTGCGCTGGAAGGTGGGTAAGGTGTTGCCTGAGAAGTTTGGTGACAGTAAGAACCGTGCTGGTGTAGAGGTTAGTGACGGAACCGTGCGCATCCTTTGGGAGACTGACAGTGGCAGCAATTAAAATTCCTTACAAGCCTAGACCTTTACAAGCAGAGATGCACAATAGTTTGAAGCGTTGGAATGTGCTTGTGATGCACAGACGCTTTGGCAAAACGGTCTGGGCGGTAAATGAATTGATTAAGAAAGCCCTTACTTGTGAGTTACCACGGCCTAGAGTTGCTTTTGTGGCACCTACTTTTACCCAAGCCAAACGTATTGCTTGGGATTATGTGAAGTATTATGCCGGAGTGATACCAGGTGTTTCTTTCAATGAGACAGAATTACGGGTGGACTTTCCCAATGGTGGCAGATTGATGTTGCTGTCGGCTGAGAACCCTGACTCTTTGCGTGGTATTTATTTGGACATGTGTGCTTTCGATGAGTTTGGCATGCAGAACCCAAGGGTATGGGGGGAGGTTGTTAGACCGGCACTGTCTGATAGAGAGGGTGCGGCTATCTTTTTAGGTACACCGGCAGGGCATAATCATTTTTATGATTTGATGCAGACAGCTATTAGCGAGGTGGAGAACGGGTCTGACCAGTGGTATCACAAGACGGTCAAGGCTAGTGAGAGTGGGCTGGTTAAGGAGGAGGAACTTGCCGCTGCCCGTGCGCAGATGACACCGGAACAATATGAACAGGAATATGAATGTTCGTTCACGGCGGCTATTATTGGTGCTTATTATGCGAAGCTGTTAGCTGCGGCTGACGATGATGGCAGGGTGACACGGATACCTTATGACCCTATGTACCCTGTGCATACCGCTTGGGATTTGGGTATCAATGATTCCACAGCTATTTGGTTTGCGCAGATATTCCGTGGCGGTGCGGTTAATGTGATTGATTATTATGAGAGTAGCGGGGTTGGCTTAGACCATTACGCTGACATTCTTAGCAAGAAGGATTACACCTATGGAGACCATCTAGCCCCGCATGACATTGAGGTGCGTGAGTTAGGCAGCGGTAGGTCTAGGCTAGAGACTGCTTATACGCTGGGTATTAAGTTTCGTGTAGTTCCAAAGATGAAGGTAGCTGATGGTATTAACGCTGCACGGATGCTGATACCTAAATGTTATTTTGATAAGGATAAGTGCCATGAAGGTTTGGAATATTTACGGCAGTACAGGCAGGAGTTTGACGAGAGGCGTAAAGTATTCCGCGACCATCCGTTGCACGACTTTACCAGCCACGCGGCTGATGCTTTTAGATATTTGGCGGTTGGTCTGGAGAATAGAAGCAACTTTACCAAGCCTCCCCAGCAAGTTGCCCAAATGGATTACAACCCGTTTACGCTATGAGTAAGTCAGTTGATGTAGATGCAATCAAACGATTGCTTGATGGCAGCGATTACCACGGCTGGTGGGGCGTTGAGGAGGTGGAGAAATATATCCGCACCCCTATGATGCTAGACCAGTATATAGTTCTGCGCGATGAGAACGACCAGCCCGCTGTGTTTGCAACTTGGGGTTTCCCTAACTATAGGCACATAGTTTACTATACGGAAGAACTTGAGTTCCCTGTTTCTGGGTACGATGGCGGCGGTGCGTTACCTTGGCTGATTGACTTTATTGCGCCAGGAGGAAAGCGTAATATTGCTTTAGGTTTCAGAAAAATGAAAAGTGTGTTATCTAATAAGGGTTATAACAAAGCATTCTGGCTTCGCACTGAAACCCAGAAGCTAGGTTTCCATGAGTGGGGTAATTAAAATGGGTGCTGCGAGGCAATTATTTTCAAATCCAGAGTTGATGGCAAAGCTGAAAGATGCTTCTAAAAAAACAGACAGAGACGCTGCCATGACTGACATTGCAAGTGACTTAGCGCTTAACATGGGCATTCCAAAAGAAAACCAGAACGTAGTCATTTCTGGCGATGCCAAGGCTGCGCCAACACCAGTCGCACCTTCACCAGAAGGAACAACGTTGTCAAATATGAGTAAGCAGCGCCGCAAGCGTGGCGGTACAATTATGGAAAGCAGCGGCCTGATTATTTAGGAATAGGAGTATCTAATATGGGTTCAGTAAAAAAAGCAGTTAAGAAACTGGAACGTGGCGTAAAGAAATACGTCGTCAAGCCAGTTGGTGAAGTTGTTGAAGAAGTAATCGAAAAGCCATTCAAGAAAGTGGCTGACGAAACTTTTGATGTGGTTATGAACACTGACAAAGAAGAACGCCGCGCAATGCTATACGGCGCACCAGAAGCACCAGCGACGACACCAGAAGTTACGCCAGAGGTAACGCCGGAAGTTGTACCTGACGAAACAGTGCTTGGTCGTGGCACTCGCCGCACTAAAGGCAAACGTGCTGGTGCGGCTGGCACTTTGATGGAGGGCTACGGTGTAGCCTACGCAACGCCTAGCGCAAAATCACCAACAGGGGGTCAGTAATGTCTTTTCTGAAGCCAAAAGTATATGTTCCACCAGCGCCACCACCACCACCTCCACCAGCACAGGCGGGTGAAGAAGATACACAACGCGCAGCGGCAATGGCTGAAGAAGCGACAATGCGGGCTAGAAAGCGTAAAGGCGCTGGGTCTACCATTGTTGCTGGTGCTTTAGGTCAACAAACCGGAACCACTGGTGGCGGCGGCGCACCTACATTATTGGGGTAATACATGCAAGATTTCGTTAAGGGCTTAGTAAAGCGGTACGAATACCTTAAAGGCCGTAGAGATAACTGGGATACGCATTATCAGGAACTAGCTGATTACATGCTGCCCCGCAAAGCGGATATTGTTCGTAAGCGTAGCCGTGGCGAAAAGCGCATGGAACTTATCTTTGACGGTACTGCACTCCAGGCCGTTGACTTGCTTGCTGCTAGTTTGCACGGAATGCTGACCAGCGGTGCTACGCCTTGGTTCATGCTGGACATGAAAGACGAGAATATCGGGCGTGACGATGACGTGCGAGAGTGGCTACAAGATACTAGCCAGCGTATGATGCGGGCTTTTGGTCAGTCAAACTTTGAAACTGAAGTCCATGAAATGTATGTGGACTTGGTTGTGTTTGGCACAGGCTGTATGTTTGCTGAGATTGACGACGGTAATCTGCGGTTTAGCACACGCCACATTTCTGAGTTCTATGTGCAAGAAAACCAATTCGGGATTGTAGACACAGTATTCCGTCTTTACAAAATCCCAGCGCGTCAGGCTGTGCAACGGTTTGGCATAGACAACGTGACGGACTACATTCAAAAGATATTCAAGAATAAGCCGGACGAGGAAATTGAAATCCTACACGCTGTAGTGCCACGAATTAACCGTGACCCTAACAAGCGAGACAATAAGAACATGCCATTCGCATCGTTCTATATTGATATGCAAACCAAGGGGCTGCTTTCTGAAAGCGGTTTCCAAGAGTTCCCGTACATTGTCCCACGATTTTTAAAGGCGACTGGTGAGACAATGGGGCGTTCCCCAGCGATGGTTGCGTTGCCTGACGTTAAGATGCTTAATCTTATGTCAAAAACAATCATCCAAGCTGCGCAGAAACAAATAGACCCTCCCTTACTTGTTCCTGACGATGGTTTCCTCTTGCCCATTCGTACGCAGCCTGGGGGATTGAATTTCTTTAGAAGCGGTACACGCGATATGATTACGCCGCTAAACACAGGTGCGAACATTCCTATCGGTCTAAGCATGGAAGAACAGCGCCGCACAGCAATCCGTTCAGCCTTCTATGTTGACCAGCTTCTTAGTGGACAGTCACCTAACATGACCGCGACAGAGGTTGTTCAAAGGCAAGAAGAACGCATGCGGGTGATTGGCCCCGTGCTGGGAAGATTGATGAACGAAATGCTACGTCCTTTGATTGACCGTGTATTTGCTTTGATGCTTCGTTCAGACATGCTTGCACCGCCACCGGAAATCCTACAGGGGCGTGATGTGGATATTGAATATGTATCACCGCTTGCCCGTGCGCAGAAATCAAGCAGCCTCAACAGCACAATGAAGGCACTTGAGATATTAATGCCACTATCACAATCACTTCCAGTTGGCGACCATATTGATGCCGACGGATTGGTAAAGCATGTTACCGATGCACTAGGCGTTCCGAAATCAGCATTGAGGTCAGAACGTGAGGTTCAACAGGTTAGAGAGGAACGTGCAGCGCAACAACAGGCGCAGATGGAGATGATGCAAGAACAGCAAGATGTCCAGAATGTAGCCCAGATAGCGCAAGCGTCCAGGATGGTTAGTAAGTGACACCTGAGATTGAAAAGCTAAAAGACCTTTACAGACAAACATTTAACAGCGAGAGTTCAGTTAAAGTGTTAGCTGATTTAGAGGCACGGTGTAATTATCGTGCTTCTAGTTATGTGGCTGGCGATGCCAATGCCACAGCATTCGAGGAAGGGAAACGTGCTGTTATCCTTCATATCCACAATATGATGAAAGAGGAGTAAACATGTCATTGGAAAACGCCGAACAGGTAGCCCAGCC